TGGTCTTTTAATGTGGACACCTAAATCCAAAATTCGTGATTATGCACAACAAGTAAGTGGCGATATGTATGACGGTGATCTTCAGTGCAGATTTTATCTTGCTGATGAAGCAGGTGGATGGAATATGTACAGGGGATTAACTCAATACCCAAGATACCCTTATTTGATGACACCTGCTGAATTTAAAATTTCTACACAAGATATTACATATTTAGCAGAAGTGTTTGGGTGCAATTATGAAGGTGGAGGATATGACGCATATAGAGGAAGAAATGCTGTTTATTGGTATGAACAACTTCATGGCACAGGTCCGACCCCTCCGCCTCCACCACCTACACCTACTAGAAAGTTACCTATTATCTATTATCTTCGGAATCCATTTTAAATGAGAAAGGATTAAAAGTATGGCAGTAAAAACTAGAGAAGAATTGCTTTCATCTATCAAGACAGTTTTAGGTGAAAATACTGATGATACTGCTCTTTCTGTAATTGAGGATATTACAGACACCTATGACGATCTCACAAATAAAGCCAAAGGTGATGGAAAAGATTGGAAAGCAGAAGCTACACGTATTGACAATGAGTGGAGACAGCGTTATCACGATCGTTTCTTCAATCCTCACGATGACAAAGACGTTGACCCTCTTAACCCTGAAGTGGTTGACCCTAAACCGCTTCGATTTGAAGATTTATTTACTAATAATTAACAGGAGGTTTTCATTATGCCCCGTAGAATTTCTATGTCTACACTTAACGCAAGTACTATTGATATTCTGAATACTATTCGTGCTAATGCTAGTCAGGAATATCAGAGTCTTGTACCTGAAATTAGTGACGTTAGAGATATTCCCAAAGTTGGCGAAGTTCTTTACGGTTATCCTAACCTTGCTAACCAGTTTCTTAGTTCTCTTATCAATCGTATTGCTAGTGTTAGAGTTAAGTCTGCTGTTTTCAATAATGCGTATGCTGAACTGAAGAAAGGCTATCTCGAATTTGGTGAAACCGTTGAGGAAGTATTTGTTCAGATCGCAAAAGCAAGAGAATTTTCCGCTGAAAAAGCTGAAAGCAGAGAACTGAAGCGTACTATTCCTGATGTTCGTAGTGCCTTCCATACTATGAACTGGAGAGTTGAATATCCTGTAACCATTCAGAACAATGACCTTCGTACAGCCTTCCTTTCTGAAAATGGTGTTCAGGATTTGATCGCACGTATTGTCGATTCTGTTTACACAGCGGCTGAATACGATGAGTTCCTTCTCTTCAAATATCTGCTGATTAAAGCTGTCTCTCATGGTAAAATGTATCCTGTTGAATTTGATGCTACCAATATGTCTACAGGTGCTATTGCTTTCCGTGGTGCTTCTAACAAGCTTACATTTATGAGCAATGCTTACAATGCTAGTGGTGTACATACAACTACTCCGAAAGCTGATCAGTATATCTTCATGGATGCTGATTTTAATGCAGCTTTTGATGTGTCCGTATTGAGTGCCGCATTTAACATGGAAAAAGCAGAGTTCATGGGCAAGCTGAAACTCATTGATGATTTCACTACCTTTGATAATGATCGCTTTGATGTTATCCGTGCAAATTGCGATATGCTTGAAGAAGTCACTGCTACAGAACTTGCTCTTATGGCAGATGTTAAAGCTATTCTTGTTGACAGAGAGTGGTTTCAGGTTTACGATAATCTCTCCCAGTTTGATGAGAAATATGTTGCAAGCGGTATGTACTGGAATTACTTCTATCACATTTGGAAAACTGTTTCCAGTTCTCCGTTCTCCAATGCAATCGTGTTCGTTGATGATGGTGCTACCACAACTGCTCCTGCAAGTGTTGATCTCTATGTTGAATCTGTTGTCGATGCAGGTGGTGCAAAGATCTTCACCTTGAGGGTTGATGATACAACTGGTACTCTTCAGGATATGAATGTTGAATTTGTTCAGGATGACGATGCTACCACAGCAGGTATTGCAGTTCATAAGTATGGTGCTATTATTTGCCCGACCGATACTACTGCAAGTAACTACGAGAAAGACTATACCATTATTGCTAAGATTGGCGAACAGGGTTACACCGCTTCTAGCAAGCTTGTTGTTCAGGATTACACAACTGGTACTGGTCAGGATGCTGTTACAACTCCTGGCTCTGCTGTTGGCGATAAAATTACTCTTGCTAAAGACGTTTGATTTAACAACAGGGGAGAGGGTTAATTCCCTCTCTCCATTTGGAGGTAGGTTATGAGTTACATAGCACCAAATACCGATATTGTTTTGTGCAAAGATATTCCGCTAGATAATTCATACGATCACACGATCACATTTACTAGTTTATCTGCACAGCAAACATATTTTGCAAGTAAAGCTTTCAAAACCTTAACTGCAAATAGTTATCAGAGAACAATGAGCGGTCATTTAAGGATTGAGTGTTCTATGGCTGAAGCTGTTCAATGTAACTATATGTATTTTAAAAACACTTCTTTTGAAAATAAATACTTCTATGCTTTCATTACTGGTTGGGAATATGTTAATAATATTACTACTGAAATTACTTATGAACTTGATGTGTTTCAAAGCTTTCATAGTGATATGCACATTAAAGCCTGTTTTGTTGAAAGAGAACATAGTAATACTGATATTATAGGGGAGAATACCGTGCCTGAAGGTCTTGAACAAGGGCAGTATACCGTTATGTCAACTAGTGTTTTGAGTCCTTATAACATTTCAGGTTCAGTTTTAAGTAACGGTTGTGCTTTGTTCTACTGCACTTTTAATGACGATGCAACTTGTTCAAATTATGAAGATGGGGCATTTGTTAATTATGTGTATACAGGTTTGAACATCATTAAGAAAGAAACGATGCAAGAAATAACAGCTTTCTTAACAAAGGTTGTTCAGGCAGGTAAAATTGACGGAATTATATTTGCTTATATGTGTCCGTTCGCCCCTGTTGATACAGAAGTAGCAACAGATTTTTCTTGGGCATTTACTGTTCAAAAATATTACCTTACTTTAAACGGTTATACTCCTAAAAATAATAAACTTTTTACTGCACCATTTCTAACCATGAGAATAAGAAATGACATAGATATGGCAGAATATCCTTTTGAGTTCTTTAGTGGTGCAACTTGCCATTTTGAAATGAGGGGAACTATTCTTCCTGAACCTACACTAACACTTAGACCTACTAACTACCTAGAAGATACAAGTGCAGGTACGCATTATCCTAGAAATGATTTAAGGCAAACCACAAAGAATTATCCTCAAATTTCTTGGAATAGTGATGTGTTTAAAGTTTATATGGCTCAAAACGCAGGTTCTATAGCGGCAGGCATGATAAGCAATGCAGTTAATACAGTGCCGAATATGATTGCAGGTTCAAAGGGTGGAGTAATGGGTGTACTTGAGGGTGCAGTTCCATTAGTTGAGAGTATTGCACAAACTGTTGGTCAATTGAGAGATATTTCAATCAAACCTCCACAATTAAACGGTTCTCAAACTGCTCTTTGTGACTATGCCGTTGGTGCTAAAGCTTTCTATCTAGATGTGTTGAGTATAAGACAAGAATATGCTAAAATTATTGACGATTACTTTAATATGTTTGGTTACGCTACTCACAGGGTAAAAGCACCGAATGTAACAGGCAGACCGCATTGGAACTATGTAAAGACTAAAGGTATTGTTCTTGATGTTGCTAATGCTCCTCAGCCTTATGTTCAGAAATTACAAGAATGTTTTAACCGTGGTATTACTTTTTGGCATAATCCGTCTGAAGTGGGTGACTACACTTTGGACAATAGACCAGTATAAGGAGTTGATTTAAACTTGGCTAGACGTAGAAAAGATAGAGAATTTTGGGAAAGTGCTGATCTTAATGTAGCAAGTTATATTCAGTATTATGACCGTCTTACAGAATTGTCTATCTCAATGTTTGAATGGCGAAATCTTCCTGATACTGTTGATGCAAGATTTCTTGAATTAACCCTGTTCGCTAACGGCATGGCAGTATTTTTCAAGAATGATGCAGATGAATTTCTTGCTCTTCAATGTGCAATTAGTGGACCTCTTGATGTTTACAGAATCCCAATTAGACGTAGGGCATACGCTGTCAATGGTTTTAATCAGGAATTGGATAATAAGAA